TAACGAACTTTTCGGTTAGGTGGGCCTAGGCGGTTTTTAACAACTACGCATTCAACTTCCTGTCCAACTACTTCATCCACACCATTAACTTTCTCTTTAATCTTGCCTACTCCTTTGAGTCGCAAGCGAACTGAGGCGTGGAATTGAAGCGCTTTACCTCCTGACGTTGTGTATTGATCTCCAAACGGCATCGCGTTTAGTTTTTGACGTAACTGATTAGTAAATACACACAGGATTTTTTGTTTACCAATTAAATTAGTAATTTTGCGCATTGATTTAGACATAATGATTGCTTTAGCAGTAGCATAACCATCTTTGTCGTAGTCGGCTGCAGACTCAATCTTCGTGGTTGCGGCGGCTACAGAGTCTACTACAATAGTCACTAGTTTATCTTTATTCTTTTCGCGAATTTTTACGATGATGTCTTCCATTGCTTCAAAAACATCCTCAATTGTATCAAGTGGGATGTAAAGCATCTTATCAACATCAACTCCTATGGCGGTTAAGAACTGTGCATCTAGTGCTGATTCAGTATCAATGTATATTGCCACACCGTCTTGCTTTTGTGTAGAAGCAATTACGTGAGCTGCTAGGAGGGATTTACCGCTTTGCTCTAGGCCCGTAATCTCAACAATTTTACTAACAGGCAAACCCCCATTTGGTCTGTTAGAAATCGCCAAATCGAGTGGTGTACATCCAGTGGATACCCAAGATGTAACATCTGTTGGTGATTCATCCCCGCCGTTGAGAAAGTAGGCAACTTGATTATATTCTTTACTGAATTTTTTATTTAGCGAAACTGCTAACTCATCAGTAAGACTTCCCCCGTCCAGGGCCTTATTGTTGGATTTTTTAGCCATATTAACCGAATAAATCGTCTATTTTAGAATCGAGGTCAACCTTTTCTTTTGCAGGGGTTGTAGCCTCTACTGTTTCCTGCTCCTCGCTTGGTGCTAGGTACTTTTGGAGTGACTCCTTCATTTCATCAAATGAGTACTTATTGAACAACTCAGTAACATTCTTCTGGTTTTCAAGGAGTGACTCAATGGTTTCAGCACTGTCTGCAAGTGGGGTCTGAACTGGCTTAACACGAACAGTGGTTGTATCGTACATCTTACCAGTTTCAGCTGCTGGGATGACTTCAACAGTAACATCTCGTCCCTGAGCAATGTCAGTAATGTCACCATAATCTTCATCCATCATAACTCCAAGGAGTTCTTGGTAAACCATCTTACCAAATTCCCAGAAACGCACACCTTTATCTTCCTCACCTCTAACAATTACAGGTGCGAATGTACGCATTTTGGGGTAAAGCTTTTTCGCCAATGCCATATTGTCTGGATCATTGGACTTACGTAGTTGTGATGCAAACTCCAAGATTGGGTCAGACTCATCAAAGTTTGAGAGTGACATCATTCTGGGTTTGTCAATGCCGAAGTAGAAATACAATTCAGTGAATGGTACTTCCTTGTTGTGCTTATAGGGCACAATACGAATAACTGATTTCTCACCGCTGGGTGGTTTCCAAAAGTTGGCTTTGTAGTCGGATTTTGACTTGCCGTTGGACTTGTTTTGCAAGCGGTCCATGCGCTTTCTAATTTCGTCTAGATTCATGACCTTTTAATTTTGGGTAAATATAATAACCCAGATCAATGAATCCAAATTTTACCAGAGGGCTTTTTATCTCATTTTTGAAACAGGACCGGAAACCATACGAATATCTTTTCCATTAGGTTCTAATGTAAAGATAATTTTAAAATCTTCGTATGTTTCTGATTTTCCAAATCCTAAATCATCTGTGTAACCTGGGATTATATCTACAAATTGCTTATTTTTTCTGAGATAAGCTTGCATTGCTCTAAAATTTGGAATTCGATCACCGATATCATTTTCATCATCGGTCTGTTCTTCTTCATCAAATATAAATCCTGCTACATCGTTAGGATCACCATGATATCCATCTGCCCACCCATCATAGGTGTCTTGGAAGATCTGTTTAATGTTAATTTCGTTAAGTAATGTTTTTAATTTCATTTCTGATCGATTTTTTTATTCTACTTCAATTATAGTTTTTAAACGTGTTCTTACCTTTTTAAACCCACCAGGGCGAGTCAAAAGAAGGCTATTACGGAACCGTGTCCAGTCCACTTGATACGTAGTATCTAAGATACCATCATTTAAATATCTTATCACTTCATTTAAAGCATTTATAGTATATAATGTATTAGTTTGTTTTTTCCTATGTACAAGTATAGTGTTTGGCAGTTGTAGATTATAAACTGGTCCGTCAATATTATAAGTTAGCATCGTTTTATCGTCATCTAAGGCAACTAGAACAAAAATCTTATTAAATAATATATCGTGCTCCTCTAAAATTCTTTCTACAACCTCATTCACCCCCTCGTCTTGGAGAAAAGTGCAATAAAGTTTGTTGTTCATTTTGTGTATATTGTATTTCTACAATAAATATCAAAGGTCTCTAAGAGAAGAATATGTAGTACCCCGTTTTATTTTTATAGGGAAATCAGACGAAACTATCTCCTTTATTGATTGAAGTGTTTCTTTACCGTCTTCGATCGCGAAATCTATCAATATAGAGTCATACACATATAAGATGATCTTACTCCTTTTCCCTTCAAGCATTTGGTATAACCTAGATAACATTGTAAAGTTATATTCAGTTTCGAATGCTTGGATGTAATAGTTAAATAACTTTTGTGGGGTCATGTTTTTGTAGTTGCTCTTTAAAAGCTTGCGTCTCGCAATTACAGTTTTAACATACCCTTGTGTGTTAAACTCTCGCCACAATTCGTTGATAAATTGTTGTGCTTTGTTAAAATACTCGTGTTTGAGGTATTTTTTATTTATGCCGCCGTACATTTGTTGGAAAGTAAGTTCCTTACTTCGCTTATACATTTCAGCGTCTATCTCTTCAGTATCAAAATACATTTTTGCCATTTGCATGTGAACAGATTCGCTTTTATCTAATTCACCACCTGATAAACGCGCTATAATTCGTGGGTGGTAACCCTCAAAATCCATTTCAATTAATAGATCGTTATCTGCTTCAAAACCATCTCGCTCACCTGTATCGTGCTTTAAAGCTGAGAAATTAACGCTATTAAAGTTGTTTGTAGGGCGTCCTGTTGTTGTGCAAAAATTATACCATCCGTAAATCTTATTTTCATCAATGCTAAATTTTTCATTTATGTCAAAGTGTTTTTTAAACTCCTCGTTGATTTTAAATCCTTCATTTACCATTTTAGCTAACGTAGGGGTTAATATTTCGTTATACCACTTGTTTGATTCCCCACTCTTATAATTAAGTACATACGGGTAAATCGCATTAAATTCTTCCTCCAACGCCTCGTAGTGCTTTGCAAGTGGAATGATTTTATTCACGTTATTCGCGCCATATTTGCGCTCATAAAACGTGTGAGTGCCCGTTTTGGGTAACCCTACTAGTGGTTCGTTTTTTAATAAATAGTAAATACTTTGTATATCCGTATAAGGGAGTGTGGGGATGTATAGTAAGCTTTTTATTTTTTCTTTTACGAATATGTTCGTATATGACCTTAAATAACTTATTGGTAAATCAAGTTCAAAGGCCTCTGGGTGGTTTAAATTAATAATAAATCCCTTTTCTTTACTAAACGAGTAGATATAAAGAGCACATAACGATTGTAATTTAGGATGTACCTCGTCGTTATTTGTAATAAATTGAAGGTAACACTCGTTACCCTCGTCTTTAAAAAATCGCTCTAATTGATCTTGTGTCTCTATGAGGTAGTACATACCCCAAACATACGAACAAAATTAGTAGGATCCACCTCTTGGAGTATAGACAGGTGGTGGTGTTGGAATATTTGTAGGTGGTGTAGGTGGTGGAGTTGGAGTAGGTGTTGGAGGAGTTGGGGGTTGGGGTTGTGGTGTTGGGGGGATAGGATCCGTAACCATATCACTCGCATTTTTTCCTTTATATGCTCTACACCAATATTGGGATTCTACTATGGCATTCCATTTACTACAATTACCAGTTGTGTGGTTATGAAATTTGCATTTTTTACAATGTTGATGACGCGGTACATTTTTATTATCTATAGTATTAGGGTGTTTATTTCCCAATTGATATGCCGCGGGTAATGATTTAGGAATAATTTGACCATTAGGATAAATACGATTTGAATTATTTAATAATATAACACCGTTTCTTAAACCAAATTCACCTTTATTAGAAAAAAAATTAAATATACCTTGTATATCAAATTCTAATTGACGTAATCTTTTAGTATTTTTTTCTTCATTATTTTCTTCTAAAGACCATTTTATAAAAAATACTTTATTTAAAGACCTATTATACTTTCTTTTATTAAAATTTTCATAAGTGTCTTTTGATATTTCTGTAAATTCTTTAGTATTTAAACGAACAGAAATGTATCTATTAAAATACCCATTACCATAATCTAGTAAAGTAGGAATAGGAGTAGATGAAGGTATTGGTATGTATTCATCTTGTTTTTTAGATAGTTGACGTTGAAGTGCAGAATATATTCTATTATTAGTAAATCTATTTATAATGTTTTTATTGCGGGTTACTTTTAATACTCCTAATTTACCTTTTAAATCTTGAGGGTTATCACCAGCAAATACTCTTCCGTCATTTAATTTAATATAATTTCCTGTATAAGGTTTTCCATCAGATAAAAGTTTAAATTCAGTTCCATCTGTGTAGAGTACTTTATATTTGTTTTTAGGTAAGTAAGCCATTACAAGTTAATTTGGTCTATTATCAATTTGATTTCTTCTATATTTAAGAATGATTCACCAGCAGCGATAGCAACTTGTTCATTAAACAGTACATCTTCAGCTACTTCAAATGTAGGAGGATTTGTTATAGGGTTTCCTTCAGAATCAAATGCAGCTAAATCTCCCGGGTTTTGTTCGTATATTTCAACTCCTCTATAGGTTTCAACTAAAGTTAAGTTTGTAGGTTCGTTTATAATTTCGGGTTCAGTTGCTATAGCTGCTGCTAAAGCGCTTTCTTCAGTAGCAGCTAAAGTATCAAATCTCATCCATGTTCCAACTTCAGTAGATACACTATACTCTTGGAGAGAAGTTCCTTGATCTAGAGCATCATTAGCTGCAATACCACTAAAGAAAAAATTATTTTGGGCCCCTTCAGGAGTTCTAATATTATTTCCATCTCTTACATACCCATTAAGAAAAAGATCTGAAGCTTCTTGGGTAAAAGATATATTATACCATACATATTCTATTTCAGTACAATCTTCTTTTCGTATATATCGGGACTGATCAGGGGCTTTTTTATCTATAAATTCGCCTGTCATAAAGTCTTTTGTAGGGATTTTATCGGTTACTCCCCCCATTGTAGCATCTTTAGTTATAACATAACATTCTATTTCTTGACCATCTTTTTTAATAAAAACTGTGTTTGATTTATCAATTTTTTCGGGTTTGAATTTAGGTCTATTAGTAGGTTCCTCATTAAAATAAGTATTAAATGCTGAGGGTTTTATACCAACATAACCATCAGAGTAAGGAATTTCTCTAATACCATTAGGTTTTATAGTTCCTAGGAGTAAACCTCCATTGTCCCAACTATTAAATGCTCCTACAACATTATCTACGTAATCAACTCCACTTTCATTATTAATTTCAGGGGTATCTCTTACAAAAGTAAAAGCTATATTTGGGCGAGGAACACTTAATTCTTCTCCGTCTATACTTTCAAGATAGGGGTCTTTAATCTTTTTTAAATATACAAAATCATTAATATTAGCATCACCTATATCAGTTACTGCTGCTTGGGTATCATCAATTTCACTACTACTACCTGCTGCCGCCACACTTCTTTCTCTTACTACCTCGGATTCAATAGGAATCCTAGCTGTAACCCCTGTTATTACGGGTTTTCCTGTTTTGGGGTCAGGTAATATGGTCATTTTACCACTAATATCTGTGGTCCAATCCTGGCCCGAGGTAATTTTTTGTTCTTCCCCAAATACTATAAAACCAATATTAGCATTAGCATATGCTTTAGGTAAACGATCTTTTCTTACTTTAAACATATTACCTATAACAATACCCGCAATACCATCCATAGTAGCACTAAATTCTAAAGGTATTACAGAATTAAATACAGCTTGTTTAGAATATGCAGTACTTAAGTACGTAGCATTTTTTTGGTATTCTTTAAGGATACCTGTGATGTTTCCTTCTCCTAAAGTATCTTTATCATTTGCAGTAAACTTTAAGTTCCTAAAAAAACTACTAAAATATGTTCTTAGTTGTAATGCTAGTTTTTGTTGTTTAGCTTCGTATTTACTAGATTGAGATTGAACATCATTTTGTGTTTTTTGCCAATTAGAAGTAGTATCAGCACTTAATAAACGATTTTTTATAGATCTATTAAAAGCGGCAAATGTAACACCATCTATATCTTGGCTT